CACTCATCTATGTGGTCAGCCCATTGGTATTCGGGGGATAACCATTCATAAAAGTGGCGTATGTCGTGGCGGGAACGCTGAAAATTAAAGTTAGGCATTACCATTATCTCACGACCTTCATAAAGCCACAGTACACTTGTCTATTCTCTTTGACACTCCATACCTTATGGCTATTGTAACAGGCGGTAGTTTCGTAGCCGCAGTTGTTACACTTGCGTAATTTTTTATGAAACCTAAATCCACCAGCCATAATTAGTCCTCATGTGTAACTGGTGCGAATAGTGAGCCTATGTAACCTTCCTTCTCGTCAATTAGGTAGGCCGCTAAACCTGCGGTGCTTGTTGTGTACCCTGCTCTTGCGTGGTATCTGTCGTGACCTGCGAGGGATGGCATCTGTACAATAAGGCATCCGTCTTTTTCAGTTAGGCGTTGATGGTGTAGGTGTCCGTGGAACCATACTCTATGGTCCGTTACTCCCCACTCCTTCTTTGCTTCGATAGACATAAGACCAGCAAGACTGTTACTGCGCTTGAGTCCGTCGCCGTGTGTAAATCCAAGTAGTGTAGCACCGTACACTAAGTATCGGCGGTTAAAGGAGGATATGGTAACTGTTACATCGTCACACCCTTCGTATGCCGCAGATAAATACATCATTAATCCGATGGTTGAATGTCTGTCGTGATTACCAGCCATCATTACTATTTCGACTGGTGCTATCTGACGCATAAGGTCAATATGCTCACGGGCTAACTTGCATCCGGTAATTAGGATTTCAGCAGGTGAACCGCACATATCTTGCGGAGTACCACGGGTTGTAGTACCTTGGTCGTTATCAATATGAAACCAGTCGGAACCAGCACCAAGATATATTTTATCCGGCGCAGATGGGATTCTGCTAACAAGGCTTTCGGTCTTTTCCATTAGACGCTTTCGTGCTTCCTCGAAGTTGTAGGTTTCGCCTACTTCATCTTCCCAGCCACCCTTTCCCCAGTGGAAATCGGTAGGACATACTACAAGAGCGTATGGTGATGGTGCCACAGGTAATTTTAGTTTTGGCACTTTGGTACTGGCTTTCGGTAGGTCTTTTAGATATTTTAGTTTGAAATCAAGGTCACGCCATTTGACAGCATCTTCCTCGAGCGACTTGCGTTCACGCTTGTAAATCTCTTGAGCGGCATTATGTTTGCGCTGTGCCAACAATTCATCTATATGGCGTTCTGATTCACCGAGCAGTTGCTCGTTTGTTAGCGGGACTGTGGAGTGTGTAACTTTGTGCGCCCTCTTCCATGCGTTAAAATGTTCAACAGGCATGTCATACTTGATTGCCATTTCTGCCCCGGTCATTGGCTTGCCATCAAATCCGGCATAATCACGAAGCATGGCTCGGTGCTTTTCACCGGTCATGATAATGTCCCCAAAGGTGAGGGTCGTAGTGTATGTATCGGAGGACTGGTCGTATATGTAGTCATCGTCTTTGTTTTCACTTTGGTATTGGATAAGCCGCATTTCCCACGCTTTGACCGTTGAGTCGGGGTATAATTTGTTTAGGTGGCGAGCGTAGCCGATTCTTGAGCCCGGGTGTTCATCCATGTGCTTTTCGATAGTCTCTATATGGGACATTAGTTAGTGGGTACTCACGCCACTTTATCAATGTTTTCCAAAAAAAATTACAAAAATCAGCGTGATGCTTGGCTGTCCCTATATATGTATATATGATAATTTTTGGCGGCTCTCATCCGACCAAAAAATCAAAGAAAGAAGAGAACCCATCCACTCCGAAGAGTGGACAGGTCCAAAATCCTGATTCAATTTTGAATCAGTCTGTTTTGATTACTGCCCAATCCTGTGGCAGTAATTCCATAGGTACACAGCACCCATAGCCGAGGTTGGTAGTACTTGGTAGTCTAACCCCTACTATCTTCAGTGTCTTGCATCTAACACACCTAATCATGTCTGTTTTGTACATCTCTATCCATTCTCTATTGCTCATCATTTTCAATCACTCATCCTCTTGGTTATATTCATGCTTAGGACAATCACTATCATGTCCTTCAGTTTCATACTTAGCATCACATTCGTCACATCTTTCACAGTGGCAATCGTTGACATCGTAGGTACAATCACACATTTCCCAATCTAAATCCTCATTGTATGGTATTGCATTGGTTTGTAGGTTGATGAATGTAACCTCATCCATTATACCTACAATGTACACATCAACATGTGATGGTTCACATGGTTGTTGGTTCTTGATTAGTGCATCACTCAATGAGTGTGCTACAAGACCACATACCTTGCACTTTCTCTGTTTTCCGGCTGTACTCCATTGGTGGCTATTTGCTCCGACCATGTAACGCCGTATGCACCTGCCCTTATCAATACATCGTCTATATGCACCACATATTGACGATTTGAATATCTAATCGAAATCACCAGGACAATTGAATAATAATATACATTAGTAAGTATTACTGCCCCGTTCATGCTTACGCATTAAGAGAAAGAGAAAGAGAGAGAGACCCCGAAGGGAGCCCCACTCAGGAGCGAACTCCTGAGCAGGGCGGAATATGATTGGTGTTAAACAAAGAATCTCATTTATTCAATCAATTGCCAAGGATTTCAATCCACAGGTCATTTTTTAGCCAACAGTAGGCACAATAGAAAGCCTGTCGAGGCTTCTTGTTTTGCTTGTGTGCTTCTTGAGTAGTGGATAGGTGCTTATTCTCGTCACTTACCTTTTGCCAATTCCAAGTACCACAACATTCGCATGTTATTATTTCAGTCATTTTTTTTCACCTCCTATGTCGTGTGTTGTGTGTTCCAACAATATATCGGAACAGGTTCGAGTATATGAACCCAGCGATTCAGGAATAATAATAATAATAATATACATTAGTAATACTTAACCGCTACCCCTCAGTAAGAGAGAGAGAGAAAAAGAGAGAGAACAGGCTCGCAGTACAGCGTTTATCATTTTCACAGCCAACTGTGACTTTTTCACTCACAGCGTACTGTGATACTATATACTTGATAGTGGTAGCATGGGATAAGTCCGACAAGGATTACAGCCAAGAAGCCCTGAGTGGAGTATCGGCTGGTACTCAAAACACGAATCTTTCCACCATAGTTTGCTGACATTCAGCAAACAAGGTCGATAGTCAATTATCCAGTCCTCAACGACTACTAACTGGAGTTGGCCGACAATCCTATGGGAACAGAAGGAATTACCGGTAGTCCGGTATTGAAGAACGAGGTTAGGGTAGCCAAGATGCAACGACGAGCAATCAACCAGCAAATAACGCTGGCATTTGCTTTACTTGCGACACTGGCAACTCCGACCAAGTTGAGCCGAAGAATGAACGACCTGTACAACAACATGGTTTCGTGGAATGCAATAGCAGAACACGGACTAAAGGCAGTTATGGATGAATTAACAAATCCAGCCACCATGATGAACAGATACGACAAAGCCATGAATATGTTGGCTGACAAATATGTCGAGAAGTTAAAACAGATAAAGTGTAGTTACTGCCAAATTGAAGGTAGTCTGCACAATACTGTACTTTGTGCATCACGGTTTGTTGGAAGTGGTTTTGAAGCCATCGAGCAACTACCAAGCAGAAGCGTACCCCGAGTCAAAACATCGGGATATGTTGAAGGTAATTGGACAACAACCGTGACTTGGGGACTGGAGGACACATTAGTTGCCGGTCAATGTTCACCTAACGGTGGCCCATATCAAGGAGGTAAAGCGCATCAATCAGAAGTCGCACTGGCGGAGATGGATGCGAAAACAGCCGAATTGATTTTGGAACATGCAAGCAGAATTGGTTACAACCTTAGAAATCAACTAAGGACAATCAAGAACGCACCAGTTTGAAACTGGATTAATTGCATAGATTAACTCGATTTAATCGAGACGCTGGTTTCACTGGGACTTCGGTCCCAGTGGAACCTCACCTATCGAACACCAACGATATTAGTCCATTAGGGACTTGCCTACGGGCGAATAATCCAGTTAATGACTGGCGGAGAGGCTGACTCCGACATCAACAGCCCTCCTTCTTACTTTGTCCCCAACAGAACCGGAGGCATCGGTGGCCGACAGGCTACCGGTGTCTCCACCAAGTTTTTTATTAGATACATCTATTAGTAAGTACTACTGCTCGGGCATTAGTAAAAGAGAGAGAGAGAGAGAAAGAGAGAGACGAGGGACCGAAGTCCCCCGCCTCCCAGCGTCGAGTAATACTCGTTATCAACTACCATCTGATTAGATTCAGATTTCGTATAGTGATAGGTTCCAGTGATTACCTAATTCTGCGTAGTAGCCGTATTCTCCGATTAGGTCTTGGAATGCTTCTCTTAATTCCCAAGGCCCTTGATTCATTACACGGCTCAGACCACCCTCAAAGGACATGCTGATGGTATCATCGTTAGCGTAGTGGAAGTAATCACTACCTACGATGTCCTCAAGCACAGTTTTGTTACCGCTACTGTCGTAATCCCAACACTTCTTGTTGAAATATATTCTTGAGTCTGTTAATAGGTCGTTCTTTTTCATAAACGCCTCAATCTTTCTTGCTATTGCATATTTTTTCATTTGTTATACCTCCTGTTGTTTGCTCCAACAATCACTCCGAGGGGGCCTCAGCATATATACCCTCCGATTTTAGGAATTGCCTGGATAATAATAATATACATTAGTAAGTATTACTGCTCGGGTCAGTAAATAGGAGAGATAGAGAGAGAAAGAAAGAGAGCCCCACTGAGGACCGAAGTCCCCAGTGAGGCAGATTACTGATTATTCAGTTATACAAGGCTGAACTACTGATTGAATCAGGAGTATTGCTCGATTAGGTAGTGGCTGATTACCGGCCACTTTGCTACAAACTCAAATGAGTTTGTTTGCCATAGGGTGTATTGGTCTTCGTTGTAGCCACCGAAACAGTGTTGAGGGTATATGGTAGCCCAATGCCCCATAAACTCTTCTTCTGTCATGTTGTGCTTCACAATTGCTAATGCTTTCATTGTTGTCATCTTATCACCCCCTTCGTTTGACGCTTCGTTCATCGTTTCATGCTTCCCAACACAAATTAGGTTTGACGATAGTGTAGCCTCGTTCTTGCTACTTACTAACTGCTTCACCTTGTTGTGCATAGCCGATACATAAGGGGTTTTGTTTATAGTACTATCTCACAGATGCCCACTAAAACCCCACATTTCAGCCTTTTTTCACATCTCCAAACACATTTGACTAAATCGCCGAGATTCATAATAATAATAATAATATATATTAGTAAGTATTACTGCCCCAACTATTAGTAAAAGAGAGAGAGAAAGAAAAAGAGAGAGGGGAGAAACAGGGGGCCGAAGCCCCCCGCCTCTCAGATTTAGATTAAGTTCAGTCAAACCTAACCTTTGATACTGTGGCAGGGAATACTCCTGTCATCACATGCTTTCCAACAGTGCCACATTCTGTACACTTTACTGTATTTATGGGGTTTTGAACACAAGTCCAAACTTCCCTAAGCCATACCAAATTGCACACTTGGCATTCATATTCAAAGTCTATTGTAGTTCTCGGCATTAATTAACCCACATTGGCACTACTATATCAAGCCACCGATTGAGGAATTGCCTGGATAATAATAGTATATCAGTAAGTCATACCTACCCGTCGATACGCTACGCAAAGAGAGAGAGAAAAAAAGAGAGCCCCCACCGGCCCCGAAGGGCCGATGAGGGCGGCTTCCGGCTTCGTGCCGGTTAGAATCATTGACAGTTGCATTTAACAAAATCAACTCTGTTGATTTCGTATAACTTCTGTCAAGGTGTCCATGATTGCGGTTAAACTCAAATCCGCCTGTGGCTTAGTCATACCTAAATAACGGCCTACATACAACTGATTCCATGCCTTTCGGGTTTTTTCCTCGGTTATCACCCATAACTTGAATGATTGGCCGTAATACTTGGAACCAATCTCCAAACTCAAAATGTCTGTATCTTTGATAATCCCCAATACTGTTAATTTATCTTGGATGATTTCAGTTTTTGCTTTCAATACCTTTTCAGTTACCATATTTTTTTTCACCTCCCCGCCTGTGTCTCGTCGGATATTATGAACAGCCAAGCCATAGTATATGAACCCAGCGATTGAGCAAATAACCCAGGCGGCTAACGGGTGTTAGTATTAGTATATTATATGGAGAGAGATTGTATTAGTAAGAGGCTTCTCTTATTATACGGCCCAGTAAGAGAGAGAGAGAAAGAAAGAGAGAGAGAGAGCCTATCATGAACGGTTTAACCTATCATGAACGGGCCGTCGGGTTTTCTCGGCGGGTGTTTTTTCACTTCCGTTCTTTTATATCAAACCGAACATGTTCGTGAAAACCTTATACTGATGTTTGCATTCGGAGGGGTGCTAATTTGCAGAACACCGCAGATTTTAGCCGAAGTAATCGGACAACATCCGAATCGAGGGGAGGCGAACCCCCAAGTCAGCAATCACAAGACTTGGGCTACTAACCCGTGGCTCTCGACAAATCTAACCAGCGATTTTCAAGAGGGTCGCTTTCCATCATAAACCGAAACACAGGGGGATGGAAACGCCTCAAGGATTCATGGCCCATTGGGGTCAATCACAATCAGATGACGGGCTGGTAGGGCGGCTGTAGTGGCCGACAAATGTGCTGGTTTGGCATTACCTTCGGGTGACTCTTCGGAGTTGTGTTCAATTGTGCCAAAATATCAGCATAAAATCACGATTAGGGGTGTTCATATCCCTATCCAAATCGAGAGCGATTTATTCACTACGATGGTCCCGAAATACAAGTTGGTCGGGCCGTAGTGGATTTGAGATTAAACCTAATCGTGGTGTTCATTTTTACAATTTCATATTCACAATAGATTGAGAAAACCGTTTCGACGGACTCAATCGAGTAAATCATATTCCACCCGCCACAACAATTGGCATAAGGGTAGGGAGGCTGAAACAATGAATGGAATAGAAGCAACAGATAGCACCGGTATGCTACCTATGCTGTGGGTCTTAGGACTCATGGCGGCAGTAGTTATGTCGGTCGTTAGCAAGCGTAAATATGAACGAATGAACAAGAGGATAGGGGTCGAGATTGAATTAATCAAGGCCCGTAAACTACGAGACACGCCGCATGACAAGATGGCTAATTGGATAATGAAGCGAATACAACACAGTGATTCGTTAAAATCCGGTAAAACTCGAAAGATGCTAAAGCGCATCAACATCGAGTTTGACGGTTACACCCATGAAGTCATGAGTCGTACCAAACTTGTCACGGACTCGTCACTCAATGGTGGCGGATTCGAGATAGTGTCACCACCACTTTCGGGTGATGGCGACCAGCGAAGTTGGTTACAGCGCATATGCTCCGCTCTTAGGGGCGTAGCAAGCGTTGACTCATCATGTGGAATACATGTACATGTAGGACTCAAGGACTACGCTACAGGCCAATGGCTTGTATCAAGCGAGGACTTTGATGGGGACTACACAGATTATGATGTAGCGATGGCAGTAGTTGGTCGAGTTGGATATGCCTACGGGTACTTCCAACCAGTACTCAACAAGATGGTGGCTCGAAGCCGCCGGAATGGTCAGTGGTCACACGACACAAGTTACCTTGTCAGACAATTTGACAACCCACAATTATTGGTGGTCGATGACGATAGGTATTGGTCTGAGGACAACGATTGTTTCGAGTACGAAACCAAGACAGTCGAACACCCTATTCTCATAGGACAAACTCTGTACAATAAACTTCGAGAACAAGGGCGATACCAATGTGTAAACCCCGAAGCATTCTCAAAGTACGGTACAATCGAGTTCAGGTCACATCAAGGTAGTGCAAACGCAAACAAGATTCAGAATTGGATTGACATTTGCTATGCTTTAACTGCCCGATGTGCAAGTCATGGATGGGATGACATCACCCAATACAACGGTGAGTCGTACCACGATTTCATGACCTACCTTGGATTCGCTCCAAGTGACCATCTATACGAGGCTGGAATACGCCGAATTAGGTCACTCAATGGTGGCGACCCAAGTGTATTTGCACACGACCCGAAAATTGCCCACAGTCAGTTATTTACAGCCGTTACAGGTTGTACGGCATGTGGGAAGATAACTTGTGACCATGACGGTGAGTGCGGCACTAATCACGCTCAATTATTGAGCAAGGAGATAGACGCACACTTCGACTCGGGCTTAGGTTGGCCTGACCGTAGTTGCGAAGGCTGTGGTATTGAATCAATTCGAGATTCACCAGCGGTCCACCGTGAGTATTCGATGCACACCCATGCGTTTTGTAATGAGTGTGGCGACGACCAATCTTTCACGATGGTCGGCGGTCTTGTGCTATCAGTGGCTATGGGAGTCATCCCACTGGCCTTGGTGGTCGTAGGATGCGGTATTGGAGCAATCCACGCCGTAGCCAAGCGATTCAAGCACAAGAAGGTCGCATCCAAACTGTTCAAGGCGTTATCTGCCCGAGGCAAGCAAGCATCGGGATTCGCCTTTGAGAACGGCGACGGTGTGTACTATGTCAAGTCCCCTCATTCATCACATGCTATGGCTCATCACATGGGCAAGCAATTGAGTCGAGATACACAGTGGACAATGATGCACACAAGGTATGCAACTCATGGAGTCAACAACAAAGCCAATGCTCACCCTCACTTGGGTGGCAAGGGCGTAGTTACAATGGTTCACAACGGCGTGGTACACAACCACAATGCCGTGTGGACAGCACTCAAGCGAGAGCCAACGGGTCCGGTGGACTCACAGGCTGTGGCAGAGTGTTTGTATGTTGGTGGAGTCGAGAAGGTAGTCGAACATTGTGAGGGCTCAATGAGTCTGATATGGTCTGACAACCGTGACCCACAAGGCACTCTCAAGTGCTGGACTAATGGTGGTAATCCACTGGTCATGGGTCGCCTTGACAATGCTGACAACGGCCCCGTCGTAGTCGCCTCAACTTTGGCACTACTTCAACAGGGAGTTGGCAAGCGTCTCAAATCTAATTGGGATGCTACCATAGGTCGTGAGTACACGATTCATCCTAACGGGTCAATCACCAAGCGTGACATAGACGGCTCAGAGGAGACAGCAGGGTTCACCTACGATTGGCGCACCTACAAAGTCGAGACAGATTACTACAGTACAAGCGGGAAATCAAACCCGCCGAACTATACGGTAATCAAGCCTAAGTCATTGACTCGCCCAAACTATCGGGTAATCAAATTGGCTAAGGACAAGATGAGTAAATCGCACACTGGTAGTTACCAACCCATAGAAGGCAAGTGGGATGGTTACGACGCAACCACACATGAAGGCATATGTGCCGGCAAGTGGGGTTACAAAGGCGAGCCAATAACCTACAACCTTCCACAGTGGCTAACACCTGCTGTGTACGAGGATGACTTGGTGGCTTTGCTTAGAGGCGACCATGCACCCGAGAACCCCACTTCCGAGTGGGACTTGTGTGGGTTAGACGACTTCGAACTTTGACCTATGTTCATTCGGACATGAATAGATAACATGCCTTGAGCATGGCACTGATTGGCAGGGGAGTTCGCTCCCCTGTCAATCTCCCCCCTTGACTTCTTCCAAATCATCAGCCCCTCACCATTTCACTATCACACTTACCAGCCTCCTTCGGGATGCGCCGCCTGAGCAATATGCGGTATATCAAATCGGCTCACCTACTCCCTTGGAGGACATGTAGTATGGCGAAGCAAAGCAAATACATAACATGCGACCAACCCGAGTGCGGCGGCTCAAGACAGCCCCACACATACGACCATAGCATAGGAGGCTTGGACTGTGATGGCCCTTGCTCCGAACGCAAGGTCAGGGATTGGAAGCGAGCCAATACCAAGGAGATAACCCCATGCAAACCTTGCATGGAATTAGGCGACGATGGTTGCCGAGGATGCGACCCATCCTTCGGCCCACGATGCCCCGAATCCGGTCTATACGGATGCGGGACTGAGCATTGTACCATCCACGGCTGATGTTATCTCCCATACGGTAGGTAGGGCGGAGTGGCCTTTGACCCACACCCTCAGATGGCTTGAGGTAGCCGACTGGACTGAGCGACAAACCAGCAAACACACAAACGGGTCGCCCCTTCGGGGGCGGCCCACTTCTTATTCATAGGGGCGACATTCTTGGCGGGGTGGTCGCCCCACTCATATTCCATAGATGGCACCCAGTTATCCGAAGTAATAGGCACAAATGGTAGTGCTGACCCATCGGAAGACAGGGGTAATAGGCTCGAACGAGCGACTGGGTGCCATCGCCCACTTATGGTGGGTTTTTTTTATTTTTTTTATTTTCCAGGATTTATTAGTAAGACTGTCTTACTTTTTATTAAATTAAAAGAGAGAGAGAGAGAATAAAAGAGAGACGGGCTGGGATAGGGGGTGGAATGGGGGGCTTAGTAAGACTGTATATGTGAGAGAGAGAGACGCATTCGAGAGAGAGAGAAGAATTAAATAGTGGAGAGAGAAGTCTTACTTAGTAAGACGATTTATTAGAGAGAGAGGCGGCTTAGGAAAAAGACCTATTAGTAAGACAGAAGGTAAAAGGTTATAAGGGAGAAGAAAGAGAGGCTTATTAGTAAGACGGGGTACTGCGAGCCTGTTTTTACGAGAGAGAGACGGTCATAGGGTATAAACCTGCCGGTTAGAGATAAAAAGTCGGGTCGCATGAGTATATGAAGGTAGGTAAATCAGGTGTTTCCAGCAACACCTACTGTTGTCAGGCACCGTTGATGTTTAACTAACAGTCCGGTGAAATCTCCGGCCAGCCCAAGCAATCCGGCGACACACCCACAAGGGCGACCTAAACCCACACCAAAACCTGGCCGCAGTACAACCTTTTGCATATCAACACTAATATAGTTACCCCCAATTCTTTTGACCGAAGATAATATATACCGGCGACCCCCTATATACAACTGAGGCAACCAACATGGAACAGCACGAAGCAGACAACCTGCACATAATTCACTTGAACAAAGTGATTGACAAACTACGAAAGCGAATAC